CAAATCCTACTTTAGCAAGTAATTTTACTTATGAAAATACTCCTGCTGATTTAAATGTTACTACTTCTTTCGCAAAGTATTCTGTTACTGCAACTATAGATACTAGTTCAACAACTAATGTAGCTGTGTTTATATTTTCAAATGTTAATGGCACTACAGCAGGAACGGATAAACTCCATATTGGTCAAGTGCAATTAGAAAGGGGCGCAACAGCTTCAGATTTTAATTTTGAACCTTACACAGATTATTTGCAAAGATGTCAGAGATACTTTCAAGGTTATTCTGAAGCTACAGGAACAAGTGCAGTTAATTATCACACAGGTCACGCTTTTACCACGTCAGCAAGAAGTAGACTTATGTTAATTACACCGATGCGAACAGGACCTACAATTACGTTTGGTACTTATAATGTGCTTGGAAAAACTGGAGGAGCTGTAACAAGTATTACTTATACAGCCGTTACAACACCAAATGTTAATGCTGTTGGTTTTAACGCAAATTATAGCACTTTAAGCGGTTTTAATTCACCAAGTGGTTTAAATGGAGGCGCTCAAGTTTTATTTTTTGTAAACACAGGTGGTTTTTTCTTTCTATCAGCAGAACTAGGAGCTTAATATGTGGTCAGAATTAAAATATGTTAAAGCAGAATATTTGCCCAATCAGTTTATTACATCTATTCAAGGTAGAAAAAATGGAAATTTGTGTGCTATACCTTGTGACGAATTAAATAATGATTATATAAATATTATGAAACTCGTAGATGCAGGTGAACTTACAATCGCAGGAACAGGTGATAAATATCAATGCTTTGAAGATTTAACAGAAAGAGATGAGAGTTAATAAATGAGCGATGCAACAGAAAAAATACATGAAGTGGACGCAAAATTAGAAGCGCATGTAGCCCGTTCTGAAGAACGAGATAAAACTGTATTTAATAGATTGGATAATATAGAAAGAAATATTAGACAACATACATTTGCTTTGTTGACAGGCATGGCAGGTGTGATTATTACATTATTGTTGAGGTTGTAGAATGGCTAAAAAACTACAAGAAAAATCAAAATATGCAGAATACGACAGTGATGGTGATGGCACTGTTTCGGACGAAGAATTTACTCGTGTTAAAGAAATTAAACAAACGGAGGACGCTACTAGAAAAAATTTAGCGCAGCTAAGAATGGCTAGATTTTCTTTAATTGCAATGGGTGTATTTACTGCAGCTATGTTTTTTATTGATATAGAAAGAGTAAACGCCTTGTCAGATATTAGTAATTTATTTTACCTCACTGGAGGAGGTATCGTAGCAGCTTACATGGGAACTACCGCATGGGTACAAAAAGGAACTAAATAGGATGAGTTGGATGCACCTAATAGAAAGTGTTACGAATAAACCAACAGTTCCTGTGTATAAACCATTGGTGCAACCACCAAAAGAACAAGAGCAGAAGGAAAAAGTTGAAAAGCCAAATAATGACAATCGTGTAGATAAGTTAGTATGAGGAAAAAATATGTTAGGATTTCTAGGACCAATAGCTAATTTAGCCAATACTTTTGTAGAGGGTCGAGTTGAGAAAACAAAAGCTCAAGCAAAAGCTAAGATAGCTAGAGCAGAGGCAGAAGCAGAAGTTATGAAAGTTGCAGCTACGCATGAAGCTGGTTGGGAAAAAATCATGGCTGAAGCTAGTAAAGATAGCTGGAAGGACGAAGCATGGACTATATTATTTATCGTTATTATTGCACTTTCATTTATACCGTGGTGCAGACCATATATATCTGAAGGATTTGCAGCATTAGAAACTGCGCCTGATTGGTTTACTTATGCGATGTATGCAAGTATTGCAGCATCTTTTGGAGTTAGAGGGATTAAAGGGTTTAGAAAATAATGCAGGATTTGTTTAGACATCTAAGGACTCATACAAAAATGGAAAAAAATTTTAAAGAGCAATTAAAAACTTTAGGGAGAGGTGAAAAAATACCTGTAAAAACTTATACGGATTTAGCACATATACATCAGTTTGAAAAAGACAATGAGGTAAAATTTACTTATTATTGGGACTATGAGGGAGATATAGAGGTATCTTATAGATAATGAAAGATAATTTTCACAAAAGTTTAGATATAGTTTTAGAACATGAGGGTGGATACGTAGATCATCCTAAAGACCCCGGTGGTAGAACTAACATGGGTATTACCCAGAAAGTTTATGAAAAGTATTTAGGGCGAGATGTAACAGAGGAAGAAATGAAAAACATGAGCATCAATGATGTTCGTGTAATTTATAGAGAAAACTACTGGGATAAAGTACAAGGAGATAGTTTACCAATGGGAGTAGATTTTTCTACTTTTGATTGGGCAGTAAATTCAGGAGTATCTAGATCCAGTAAAGCAATTCAACAAATTGTAAAAGTTACAGAGGATGGAGTTATTGGTCCTGTAACTATTAAGAAAATACTAGAGCATGACCCTAATGATATTATTATGAGTTTTGCAGATATTAGAGAAAATTTTTATAAGAGTTTGTCTACCTTTGATACTTTTGGTAAAGGGTGGCTAAACAGAAATAGTAAAACTCGCCAAATATCTTTGACGATGGCTAATATAGAGAACATATTATAATGGCATTAAGAAAATTACAGTTTAGACCCGGTATTAATAGAGATATTACTGATTACTCTCAAGAGGGTGGTTGGTTTGCCTGTAATAAAGTACGTTTTTTAAAAGGCTATCCTAAAAAAATAGGCGGGTGGACAAAATATACTACTTCAAAATTTTTAGGTATATGTCGTAGTTTGTTTGCTTTTTCTGGTATTGAAGGTGCTAAGTATCTTGCTATGGGTACTAGTAAAAAAGTGTACGTAAATCAGGGTGGAACAAATTTTGATGTTACAGCAGTAAGAGCTAGTTCAGGTGCAGGAGGTATTACTTTTGCAGCTAGTAATGGTTCTTCTACTATTACTGCAACGGACGCAAGTCATGGAGCAAATGTAGGTGATTTTGTTACTATATCTGGTGCGGCTAGTTTAGGTGGACTTATAGTTGCAAGTGTTTTAAATCAAGAATATGAAATACTAACCAAACCTGATAATAATAGTTTTACGTTTACGGCAAAAGATACAAGTGGTAGCACAGTTACCGCCAATGCTAGTGATAGTGGTAACGGTGGTGGTTCTTCTAATGCTGCTTATCAAACAAGTATTGGTAATGAAACTGGAGCTATAGGTCTAGGTTGGGGTGCAGGTACATGGAATACAGCTGGAGCAACCGTAACCAATCCTGATGGCACAACCAGAGCAGGTGGATGGAATGATCCCAGATCTGGTCCGGGTATTTTTCAACCCATGCGGCTTGTATATTTTACTCGTTTTCAAGATGACTTACTTTACAATATTCGTTTTGGAGATATATTTAGATGGGTATTTCAAAATGCTCCTACCGCACGATCAGCTAAGATAAGTGATTCCCCATCTTCAGGCACAGAAGTTCCAACTGAAGTTACTCAAGTATTAATAGCACAAGATAATGTAAGTAATATTATTATAGCTCTAGGATGCACACCTTTTCCTGCATCATCAGCGTTAGCTAGAGACCCTTTACTTATAAGATTCTCTGACGTTACTGATCCTTTTAATTTTACACCTAGTGACTTAACTACAGCAGGTTCATTAACGGTGCAGAACGGTTCACAAATATTACGGGGTGTACCCACTAATAGAGAAACTTTAGTATTTACCGAATCATCTTTAAATTCATTAAAATTTATAGGTGGGTTTGATGTTTTTAGATTAGATGAAATTAGTGCTAATACGTCCCTTGTTGGACCTAATGCCGTAGCTACTATAGACGGAGTTACTTACTGGATGGGGGCTAATAAATTCTATAAGTATGACGGCAGAATTAGCACACTTGATTGTACAGTAAGAGAAGAAGTATTTAACTCTTATAATATTGACCAAGCAGACCAAATATTTGCTGCTATTAATTCTGAATTTCATGAAGTATGGTGGTTTTATCCAGCTTCAGGAGCAACTACTATTACACATTATGTTACCTATAATTATTTAGAAAATATTTGGTTTTACGGTGATTGTGATGGCACTACTGAAGGAGATGCAAGTTTCTCCAGAACAGCTTGGCAGGATACGGGTATTTATGATAAACCTTATGCCGCAGGTGCTGACAGGAACATATTTTCACATGAAGTGGGTAATAATGCAGCTACAGAGGCATCACCTCATGCAGCCATGAGTGCTTTTATTACTTCAGCACAATTAGGTGTTGATCAAGGAGACCGTTTTGTTCTTATGAATAGAGTTATTCCTGATATAGATTTTAAAAATTCTAATGCACCTACAGATATAGTAAATAGCACCGGAGGTTCTGTAATTGACCCTACTGTTAATTTTAGTGTTATTTCCAAAAAATTTCCCGGTGGTGCGACTAGTACAGCCAATCAATCTGGTGAAACATTAAGTAAAGCAGTTACTGCTGTTAATTCAACTACAATAGACCAGTTTACCGAACAGGCACATATAAGGGCTAGAGGGCGGTCGTTAGCCTTTAAAATAGAGTCTACAGCGGCAAATGTGGCTTGGGAGCTAGGAACCCCTAGAGTAGACTTTAGACTCGATGGAAGGAGAGGATAATGGCTCTGGAGCAGTTTAGATCACCTACTTTACCGATACCACCTGAACAGTACGAGCAGTCTTATTTTGCTAGTTTAATTAATGGATTAACTAATTTTTTTACTGTATTGGACTCTAAAGCAGGTATAAATGTAGATAATGTTGTATCTAATAACCTGCAACTACCTATTGGTGCGTTAACACTAGCTAATGGAGCTAATAACAACATAGGTTTACCTAAACATAGTTTCGTTAGAATTACGGGTCCAACAGGTGTTTTTAACATCACAGGTATTACAAAACCAGCTAAAACAGGTAATAATAACCCTGATGGCACTATAATTATTTTATTTAACTCAACATCACAAAATATGACGATAACAAACAATAGTAGCAGTTCTACTGAAGCAAACAGAATACTTACAAATACGGGTTCCGATGTTGCTACCACAGGCACTGGAGTTATTACTTGTATATATTCTGTTACGGACAGCCGTTGGATATTATTGTCAACATTAACGTAGGTAGGGAAACATGTATCAAAGACAAGCACAGGGACTAGCAAGTTTGGGTAGAGGACCGGATACCGAGCTGGTTCACATGACTAAGAATGAGGTCAACGCATTAGATAATATGGCTAAAGGCATAGGTTATGCAGGACTACCTACGAATCCGCTAACTGGACTGCCTGAAGCAGGTATATTTGACACAATACTACCTGTAATAGCTGGTGCTGGACTAGCAATGATTCCGGGTGTTAACGCTTTGGCTGCAGGTTTATTAGTAGGTGGAGCCACAGGGCTTGCCACAGGAGATGTTAGAAAGGGATTGACAGCGGGTCTTGGCGCTTTTGGTGGTGGTAGTTTAGCAAGTGGACTAGGCGCTGCTGGTGCTGGGACTGCTTCTGCTACTGGTAGTGGAGCTACTGCTACTGGTGGCGCTCTTGGAGAACAAGCTCTTCAACAAGGAATAAAACAAACTGTTGCACCGTTATCATCTTTTCCCGGAGCTAGTGGTGTTCTTAGTAGTGGTACTACTACAGGTGGTACCGTTGCTGGTGGTACCGTTGCTGGTGGTAGTGGTGGTATTGGTTCTACTCTTAGTAATATAACACAAGGGGCAAGAACTAATCTTAGTAATATAGGAAAAGGAGCAAAAACAATTTTTAGTGATCCAAGT